CGTCTGGAATATAGCCCTCTTGTGCTCCAGCGGTGTTAGTAATTCCGCCTTGGTTTTGGTTGATTTGGGCTTGGAGTTGGGCGATTTCTTCTTCGCTGTACTGTCCTTGTTCTGCTCCGATTTCTTGGTTGCCAAGTTGCTCACCTCGTCTTTCTAATATTGCAAGTATTTTGCTCTTAGGGAAACTTGCATCTTCTGGCATTACTTCTATATATTCATCAAAGGTTATGTATTGACCCTCTAATAAATTATCTAATTTCTGTTGTTCTACATACTTGCTCCAAGCAGACTCGTCCGATACGTCTATTCTTATATCAGGTTCTATCTTTTGTAAGTCTTTACTAGGTATAACAACATCAAGTTTAACTTCTTCTGAATTGTATGTCCTTAACATATCAAACCATAGATGTGCAACATTTTCTACAAATTGTTCATACATCTTAACTTGTTCATTAAGTGGTTGTTGTGCTTGCTCTCTTAATGCGGTAATTGCTGCTCCACTTGTTCTTTCTGGGTTTATGTTACCAGTAGCAAAATCTCCTGCACCTGCTAAATCTTTGGTATTATTTAACAATTCATCAGAAAATATCTTAGGGTCTGATGTCATAGGTGCTGGTTGTAAATAACTAATCATTTGATTAACTGACCTAGAGTCTAAGCCATTAATGCCTAATTTTGCACCTACCCTATCTAAATCGTCAGGGTTGTCTATGGCAGTAGTATCATAAGCAAGTCTAGGGAAAGCACTCATTTTAATTGCCACTGAACGCCTAGCAAGAGTCTTGTTTAATGCTAACTGATTAGGAATTTCTTGTTCAACCTCAGATGCACCTCTGGCAGTGTTTGGAAGTTCTTCCCATACCATTGGAACTATTGGATAGAATTTTGCACCTATTCCATTACCTTTACCGTCTAATTCTTGTTCTAATGGGTGAAACTTCTCATATAATACGGTTTGTGTACTTCTAGCAACATTAACAATTCCATTTATCTTTTGCATATATACAAGTGATGTTACTTTGTTATCAACTTCATTGTCATTAACTATCTGTTCAGTAGTGTCGCTATCGCTTGAAATTGAATTATAAACATCTTTTTTAATACCATTCTTTTTAGCACGTTTCTTAACTTCTTCTAGTGATAACCTTTCTCTTATAATTATGTATGGTTGGTTTTGAATGTTTGTAGTGTTTTCATCGCCTAATAACATTGAAGTATTAGGTATAATTATAGGCTCATCACAAGGGGATTGGCTACCAAAATAAAGATATGAGTCACCTTGTATTGCACAAGCTTTTATCATTTTCCATGAATATGTATCCATTTTACTTCTTTCCCAAGCTTTTGAGAAATAATCGTTTAATGCTTTACATATTTCTGTTGACATTACACTTTTTCTTGACTCTCCCATATCTTGATACCTAGCAACTACACGTCTTTGTCCTATTGTAGATACCTTATATTTGATTATAGGTTTAATAATATTCATAATAGGTAGTTCATCTTTGTTTGTTTCACCACCTAATTGAATACCCTCCCATTGTTTACCAATGTAGAAGTTATAATTCTTTTCAGTTCTAGTTTTTACTGCTTTAAGTCTTAAATAGTCAAGTGACTTCTGATACTTTTCCCATATTTGAGTAGCTTCCATTATTTAACTTCCTCCTGTCCTTTGTCAGTTCCATCATATCTGTCTATGTTAGCCATAACTTGCTGAAAAGGTGTAATTTTTTCCTTTCGTTTTAAGCCGATTTTTTTACTGTGCCTAGTATTTATATTAAAACCTATTATAAACGTTGTGACGGACACCACAGGCATCAGGAAAGCCATTAGAATTAGTGCAGTACTATATGACATTTATCTTACCCTCCTTGTTTTTGTTTCTACCAAAGTAAGCAGGAAACATTTTTTCCATAGCAGTAAGTTCTCTTTCTTGTTTGTTCCCAACACCACGTCTATAAACGAGCCTATTAAGTGACATACTCATGCAGTCAACTTGGTCATCGTGCTTTCCATTAGGAAAAGATGCACATTCGTCTATAAAATCGTTTGTAAAACTTTTTTTCTTAGGCAAATATACATTTCCACTCTCTATTGTGCCTAAAATAGCCTCTACTCTAGCAGTTTTACTTCCCAAAGGAACTACTGGTATAATTCCACTCATTTCATGCCTTAACATTTGTATTATGGCACTACCATTTGCCTTATCTTCTATTAGTGTTGTCTTACATTTGGTATACATACCCCTTAATCTACGTATTTCACGCACCGTATCGGGGAAATTAAGCCTTTTTTTAATTGCGTCTATCAAATAATAGTTTGCACCAGCCTTGCCCCATACCTGTATGGCAACAAAGTCATTATCTTTACTATCTTTAAACGTTGCATCAACACTCATAAGCCAACTTGCTATTTCGGGTAGTTCTTCGTACTCGCTCCACCATTGTCTTTCTATTAAGTTACCCTCTTGAGCAGTAGGTCTGCCTTGATATAATGCGTTCCAAGTTCTAACACCAGTCTTAGATGAAAAAACTTCTTTAAAATCTTTTAACCATTCGTTGCCTTTGCCTATTTCAGGACATAAGGCGTCTCCTATTTCTCTACCCATGGCATCGTTTTCTTCTGCTTCACAAGGTAAACACAAGTATTCAATGTTATTTTCTTCTTCTAACATTCTCCCAACTAGGTCATCTTCGTGCCAACGAGTCATTATTACAATAACCTTTGCACCTACCCACAATCTACTTCTAAATGATGTTATCCATTCATCATAAATGCTATCACGCTTGAGTTGTGAATTAGCTTCACTACTATTTTTAATAGGGTCATCTATAACCATTAAGTGTGATTGTTTACCAGTTACACCAGTTCCAGCCCCACTTGAAATCATACCACCTCTGTGTCCTTCTAACTCAAAAGCAAGGGCAGTATCTCTTTCCCTTGAAATTCCAACACCAAATATGGCATCGCCATACTCTTTTATTTTTTGTCTATTTCTAATACCAAATATTCTAGCAAAATCTTCGTTATATGATATTTCTATTACCTTTTTATCAGGATTTCTGCCTAGAAACCAACTAGGTAAAGTTTCCGTAATTGTCATGCTGTTGTGAGTAGGTATCATTGTTCTACCAACAAGGTATATTCCATCTTCAACTGTTATACAGTTACCAACAGTATGTTCACTATAATATATATTTTTAATTGCAATTCTTCTTTGTTTAGAAAATTTATTCTGTTTCTTTCTTTCTATTCTACAAGGAATAGAAATTGTTGGGTTGAAACATATTTGCCAATACGCTTTTTTGCCTTGTATGCCACTTGTACTTAATCTTGGTTGAACTTCTGTTGTTGAAACTCTCCACCCAAACGTACTTATTAGCCTTTCAAATGTTTCTTTTAATAAATAGTCACTAGTTGTAAATGCAACTCTGTTGTGCTTTTTGTCTAAATATCCATCAGTATCAATTAAACCTGCTAATAACTCTAGCCTTTGTTCGATACTTGATGTTATATATTCTTCTGGTATATATTTTTCAGTCTTTTTACTAAAACACATTCCAAAAGTTCTTAAATCTTTATTCAAATTTTTATAATATCTAGTTATAACACCAGTATCTTTATGAACATTTTCACTACTTGTTGTATAATATTTACTACATTCATCTAATACTATAATATCTTTTTTGCAACTACATATACATTGTTTTGTGTTTGTTCCATCTCCCAACCAAGCACCTAGCACATAAGGGTTTACCAAAAGGTCTTTTTTAGTTCCCTTAATTGGTTTTGCGTTAGGTAACATAAAGTTATATCTATGGTCTCTACCTAAAAGCTTATTACTAACACCTCTATTGAACATCTTAACTGTTTCTATTGTACTGTTTTTGTGCGAATTTCTATCATATACAACCCATTCGTGATTTTCGTGACACTCAATTCTTTGGCCATTAGTTAATTCTACTGTCATATTTGCGTAATGTTTGGGTAATACATTGATAACTTTCTTATATTCACCATCTAAACCAAATACATAATCACCAATAACTAAGTCGCCATGTCTTTTCCAGCCATCTTTAGTTAAAACTGGTGTATAATCAGCTATCAGCTTGCCAAATTGTGGCGGTGTATGTATACAAAGTATGTCATAAGCATTGTCTGTATCACGTTCAATAAATTCTTGCACATAGTTAGTTAAATATTTGTGAAATCTAGTAACTTGCCATTCGCCATTATGAACGAATTTACAATATTCACAATAATCGCTTTGTAATAGTTTTATATATAATTCTTGTTCAGTCATAATTCACCTTAAAAACAATACTTGCCCCCACCTCTGCGAATATTTGTATCATTTAACCCTACCTATAAGCACCGTATCTAGTACTGCACGAATAGGCACACACGTTATTTAATTTATGTATAAATCGTTTATAATACTATCTGTTGTATTTCTCCCAATTTATATAACAAAACTTGTTTATCCCCTCCGAGGGGCTATATTTTGGATATATTTCTTTGTATTTTCTCTCAGCAATATCAAATCTATCACCTTTAAACACACCTTTATGTGCTAAAAACAATAAACCTATACTAGCAGACCTTGACTCACCCTTATTACAGTGTATTAATACCTTTTTGCCACTGTTTAATGACTCATTTATATATCTTATTGCCTTGTCTATTATTATTTTACTAACATATTCATGGTTTTTGCCATCTATCAAGTTTAATATTAACCTGTTATCTCTGATTGCAAATAAGTATTCTGGGTTTTGGCTGTCACAAGCCCTACCTTTGTATCCGATTGCCTTTCTGTGATATGGCTCTTTGCACGCTTGTATAACGTTAAACGTTTCGTTATATTTAACGTTGCACTCATAATCGTTTTCATCACCTATAAATACGTTATTATATATTTCTACCATTAATCTGCCCTATTCAATATCATTCTTATTATAGTTAGAAATGCTATTAATAATAATAGTTCCATATCTACTCCTATCCGAAGTTTTTTCCAACTTTCAACCGCACTTTATTCCATTATCAATCTTGTTTATTTTTAAGTAATTTTGCGTGCTTTTTAAAGTCACGCTTTAGATTACTCGCTGTTATTTACTTTAATGATTGATTTTATAGTAGTCTGCCTACTCCTAATAAAGTTAATTTATTAGACTTATTATGCCTATTTAACTAGATAACACTGACACATTCGTTCAGCAAGCATTTCAGATTAATTATAAGCAGTCAATCCTGCTATTGGAGCTATCAGTAGGACTCGAACCCACAACTTCTTGACTACAAAACAAGCTTTCTTCCAGTTGAATTATGATAGCAAAAGACCGGTTAGTCCTCACTTTGGTGCAAATATATTTGCACCTCTTATGTCTATACTATACACCATATAATATTGTTTGTCAAGTAATATTACAAATTACTAATTAACAAGCTTCTAACCAGCCTATATTTACGTTGATTGTGTTTGCGGTTGCTAAGTTTGTTATCCTTATTAAGTACTTCTTATTAGGCTTTAATACAAGCTCATGTTGTGCATCAACAGTTCCCGCTAGTCTTGCTACAGGACTTCCATCAGTTCCAACTGCTCCAGTTCTTATTACAACTTCATCAGTTATTGCTGTTACGGTTGCCCCTAGTCTTAACGTACAATCACTTGTGTTACTAGACTCTCTATTACTGTTTAGTATTGTTAGTTCTGTGCCATCTTCTGCTACCGTTACATCTTCATATGTTGCAAACGTAAAACCAGATGCAGTACTGCTTAAATCAAATACAAATCTTATGCAATTATCTCCTACCTCTATTACATAGTCCGCTACCTCTGCATTAGTAAATGTTTTAGATTGATTATAGAAGTATCTGTTGCCCTCTAAAATCTCATACACCACAGTATCTACTACCGGCAACTTACTATTCTGTACGTCTATCTCATCTCCCGCTCTATTGGCTATTATTGTTGTTGTTACCCCCATTTCTATACCCCTTTTCTTAACCCACAGTTATCCTATAATTTGTTTTGTAGAATATATATTTAAAAAACTTCATTGTTTTTTATAACCGTTTTT